CGAAGAAATGCCGCCACTTTCCGGGCAGCGTGGCGATAAAATGAGGCACGATCAGCAACGCATGACTGCGCCGAATCGCCACCGGATAGGCGAACCACGATTTGCCAAAAAACCACATCGCCACCAACCAGCAATTCAAGAGCCGGCGCGGCTTCGTGCTCACTTCCGATTGCCAGTAATGTCTGACGACTGCAGCCAACTGGCCGCGGTTCCGCTGTCTTCCCGTCTGCGCAGAGGTTTGATGCCATGCTGAGCCTCGCAGATACCTTCGATGCGCTCGATCCTCGCGGCGACATTGCCGGCCATCACGTCATCACGGTGTTGAGTCTGGCTTCGAATCTCGGCAATCTGCGCGCGCATTTCCTGCTCGATCGCGCCGAGGCGCGCGTCGACGGCAGACACGGCTGATGCTATCGAGTCCATGCGCTTTATCACCGATCCCCAATACCACTTGATAGCGGCGATGGCGATTCCCGATCCGATCGCCAGCACAGACGACACGATCGGCGCGACCGTGCGCGCCAGCTCGATTTCAAACGGAGTAATCTCTGCTGCCATGTCACGTATCAGGCGTCACCCGGACCACGTTTGTACCATCGGCCAGCAGGTGGGCGCGCTTGGTCTGCGCGACGACAATGCCGGCACCGCCCGAGGTCTTGAATGTCGTGGTAAATGCGCCAGTGTTGTTGCAGTGGACGATACCCTCCCAGTCGTCGGGCACGATCACGGCCCGGTTTCCGGTAAGCACACCAGTCGTTGTCAGGTACCGGCACGCGGCTTGGGCAGCATTCAGGGTCACGTCAGCGGCTGTGACCGCGACACTGATTTTGCTGGTCACATGCGGCGGCGTGATCCATGCACGATAGTCAGTGTAGCTCGTGACCGCAGTTCCGTCGGTGACGGCGGTGTAAAGCGGGATGCTGCCAGGCGTGAAGGCGGTAGTGTTCTTGCTGACGATGCCGGCGCGCGTTGCTTCGATGTAGTTCGTTGTGCTGGCATTCAGCGCAACAGTGCCATTTGCAATCACCGTCAATGTGCCGTCGACGACCATCGGGCCGCCGTAGTAGCCCCAGGTGAGCAGCGTAGTGGTCGATCTGCGTCTGCCGAACAGTGCGCCGACGGACATGGAGTTCCACAGCTCGTTGGCGGTCGTTTCCTTGCCGGCCTGCGCCTGGACGACCAGATCGAGATTCGATGTGCTTGAAGACATGCGTTTGCCTCACGAGATTGTTGCCGTTGCCGGATAGCCTCGGCCGACCACTGACGAGAGCTGATAGACCTTGATGTAAATGGTCGCCTGGTTGCTGCCGAAGTCAGTCACCTGCTGCGCCGACGTATAGGTGCAGGATTGAGTCGCGGCGGCGATGGTGCGCTTGACGGTGGCAAAGGTGCCATCAGCGAAAATGTCGACTTCGTAGGCTTCGCTTGTCTCGCTCAGGCCAGCGTCCACCATGTCGCGCCATTCACCGTCAGTACGGCTGCGCCTGACCCACTCCAGGTTCCAGTCATTGGTGGCCACCGTCTTGTAGCCGCGCACATATACAGGGCTCAGGCATTCTAGATTGACGCCGGTGTAAGCGAACGGGAAATCGACATCGGTATCAATGTCGTTGCCGTAAGTGATGCCGCGATACTCTCGGCTTAGTCCGATTGTCGCCGTTGCCATGCCGATCGCTGTCACATCTGTCAGGCTGAGCGACACAAGCTTGTCGCCGATCTGATGCGTGCTCATGGCCCATTCCGTACCGGCGCGGCCTCTTAGCATGTCATACAGAGTGTATGACTTTCCGCTGACGAGCACGCAATTCTGCACGCCGATGATTTCCCACCGGCCTTCATCGCCATATGCGAAGTAATTTTCGCCATTCAGCACAGCAAGCTCGGTCGTGCTGGACAGGCTGCCGTTGAGCATCGTGACGCTTAGCGAGCTAGCCTTATCCCATACGCGCGAATCGACGGTGCTGATCGTATTGGTGGCAACGCCGACGTCGCTGCCTGGCGGGTCGAACGCCTGGAGGTCGTTCCATGTGGTGCCGGCATCATCAGTACGAATCAGGACGCCACCCGGCCAGCCAGCCGAAACGCCGTACATCGCTGCGAGGAAGCTCGGGTCGGCTTGCGCGGTATGCAGGTATGGCACATCGAGCAGAACATAGTCAGATGCGCCGGCAGAGGCAATCGTGGTCGGGCCTGTCACAACTGGCGAAACGCCAAGCGCTGCCGGCGTATACACAGCCTGACTGGCGAACTTGCCCTTGCACTCCAGACGGCCATCGCTGGTGTAATTGATGGCTGTCAAACGGACCAGAGCATTCCCTTCTGGCGTTTCCAGTGTGACTACATCTGCTGGCTCTAGGTTGTTGTATGTCGGCGGAAGATTGAACGAAATGTCAAACCGCTCTAACCACCTAACATATAGAAGAACCTCGGCTTTGCCAGCTGCCTCTGCAGAAGTCATGACAATAGCCAACTCCTGCGTTTCTTCATTGACCGCATCAGTATTCAAACGCTCTGCGTATTGTTCCCCAACGTCAAATTCGCGATCGTAATCCACGTGCTTGATGATCATGCGGCGAGGAAGCTGTGTATCCATTTCGCGACTGATCGTCACTTGTACGCCCGGAGATGTGCCATCGCCACGAGCGTCCATGTCAGCTGTAGGGATGGTCATGATGGATGACGAGCCACGAGGCACAAACCTCAGACCATAGCCAGACTGCAGCACGTCAAATGGCCACGCCGCCTGAAGCGGTGACAGCGCACCTCTGATGCTACCCTGACTTGCAACCGTGTAACCTCGAACTTCTGCGGTTAGCGCTGTCACGTCGATATCGCCAGATGTCAGGATGCCTGACGCTAGGCACTCGCTCTCGACAATGTGTCCAAGCTCCACATTTTCAGACGAGATGCGGTATGGCTGGATTGTTGCCGCTCTTACAATCCCAACACCTGTGTAATTTCGCACGGCGGCAAATACAGCCCCGTTCCAGGAGAGACCATTCCAGGTATTACTGGGCGGGCCAGGCATCTCCTTGTTCGTCCAGGCGACGCCGTCCGGCGATATGCTCTGCCTCGACCCTGCAATACTCAAGAAAACGCGCCCATCGGTCGTTAAACAGTTTCCTCCATAAGTCCCAAGGCTCGATCCCGTGTGCGCCGCCCAGTTGTAGCCATCGTCAGAGGTGTAGGTGACGTCCCATGAGCTGGTAACGCAAAACCTCGCACCCATAGAGCATACGCGCAGCGCATCACTGCCTGGCGCATAGGTGTCCTCCCACGTGTACGGATCGCCAGTCTCAGACGTGAAAAACCGCCACCCTTTGCCATCAACATCTCCGATGGCGACCCACACGACCCCATTAAAAGCAATGCCTGTGAACTGGTGATAGCCGCCGCCGTAGCCAACGCCCTCTGCGGGATTAACGAACGCTGCCCAGACCTTACCATCAAGGCTCTGAAAAAAATGTCCATTTTCAGTTGCGATGATGTACTTCCCCTGACCATAGGCAACGGCCCTTGTCCTCGATACTGGGGCAACTGCCTGCGTTTTCCACACGAGCCCATTGCTAGATGAGCAAACACCAGAGTACGAACCCAGCGCGATGAATAGGCCGTTGTGGCCATAGATGTCCAGCCATTCAGTCGTCAGAACAGGCATAGCATGTTCTGTCCATGTCACCCCGTCAGGCGATGTGGCGCAGGTGTGCGTATTGCGCGCGATTGCGCAAAACTGCGCGCCGTCCCAGGCGCACCCCTGCCAGTACCGATCTGTGATCACCTGTGCAGTATTGAAGTATTCCTCCTCATTCCCGGCTGTAACCACTTCGGCCTTGACTTGAGCCCCGGCAATGGTTTCGCCGTATTTAGCCAGTGGCAAGTCGTTGAAGACAATGTAAGCAAGCCCTCTATAGGCAGGCGTGTTAGCTGCACCCAACGTGGCCTGCATACGGGTATCCGGCATTTGGGTGTCAGTGCCCAGATAGACAGAAAATCCAGTGGATGCAGTATTTGATGCAGCGATCGTTGCCGGATCGCTTGAGCCAGCATCGTAGAACAGTTCGCCTTTGATCCAAATGCGTTTTACTCCGACAATCGGGCCTTTGCATAGGCCGACGGCGAAGGTGGCGTAGTTCACATAGGTTTTTGTCTTTGTCTTGCTACCGCCCTTGCCGCCTGACTTTTTCTTGACGACAGTCTCGTAAATCCGGTTGTTTTCGAGCCAAAATACGTTCCCGACAATGGGCACCGTCCCGTAGACCCTCGGGATCACAGCGCCATAGGTCGAGGTCTGGACGGTCAGGTCGCTGAGGCGAGGCCCAACGATGGTGGACCCCTTCGGTGGATCGAGCAGTCCGCCGAGCATGATTCCGGCCTGCGCACCAATCTGCCATCCCAATGCAGGATTGAAGAATCCTACGACCCCACCGACCAAACCGCCGACTACTTGCCCTGCTGTGCTCATGACAGCCCCTTGACTCGATAGACCCGAACAATGCGCTGCACCCACTTGGCACACAGATCATGCTCGCAGCACGTGCCGACAGCCTCATAGGCATGAACGATGCCCGGCCCGGTGCAAATAGCCACATGCTGTGGCTCGCCCAGGAAG